TAAGGACTGGGACGACATATACTTAAAAAATGATTTACTTGTATGTAGTAGAGGTAAAGATGCTATTGCAACTAATCGTTTTGAGTTTGATTTAAATGATATTCTAGCTAACGATTGGGAGGTGGTGGATGAATAAGAAAGTCGTACCAACTTGGAAATTCACTAACAAGTCGGTACGTCTACAGAAAATTAACTTTGAAAAAAAATCATGTTCGAGAAGATATATAAAATCACACTCTTGGTCAACGAGATTTTTTGTTAACGGCATCTTTTAGTTTTTGCCCTATTTTAAACTTTGGTTGATTATAGGCAGCTATTTTTATCTTTTCCCTACTTTTTGGATTAATACCATTTCTTGCTTCAACTTTGCTTACAGAAAAACTCCCGAAACCGATGAGGGATATTTCCTTCCCCTCTCCCAAAGCATCACTTACCGAGGAAGTAAACACATCAATAGCTTTCTCTGCTTCTACTTGGGTACATTTATGCTGCTCTGCGATATGTTTTACGAATTCTTGCTTATTCATTTTTGTTTTACCTCTATTGTTTTTTTATTAAATGGACAACTTAACACCAACTAGAGCTACAGTACCTTTTACCTTTCTTGCTTTTAAATTAGGATAAAACTCAGGTTTACCTTTGAGAGTATAGGCATGTATTTCAGCATAAGGCTTAAGACCCGGTGCAAGTATGTGGCTAACACCTAATTTTACTGAATTGACTTTATTTTTAAATTTATCAGAAGCAAAATATCCTAGATAAGTTGTCGTAGCAGTATTATAAGTATAGCTAATACCCCCGTTGTAATAATGAGACTTATTACCTGCTTTATGTAATTCCTTAGAAGTCAAGCTTTTACCAAAAGAGCCGTAACAGGCATTATACTTAAAATCACCAATCTTTAATTCTCCGCCGATATTATAAGCTTTCAAGCCACTTAATTTATACACCAGTGGATTCTTATCGTCTTTATTGGCAAATTGCTTAACTTTACCGGCAGATTTGCCGTATTCACCAGTTAGAGCTAGTTTTAATTCTGCTTCTTCCGTTAGTTTTTGCTCAAATACCATTCCGCCGGTTAGCGCATCCTTAACAGATTTATCAATTTCAAATCTGTCTAGCGTTGTTTCTTCAATTGCATATTTTGCTATGCCGTCTGATTTATCTGATGGCTTGTCTATGCCTGTATTAGCAGAATCAGGGGTGTAGGATATACCAAACTGCAATTTGCTAGAATCGGTTAAATTAAATTTAGGAGTATAATAATTTATTGTTCTTGGTGGCTCGCTGCTATAAGTCGCTGAATCTAAGCCGGCAGTTATAGAATCACCAAGGATAGTTTCCTCGCTAACTAAGAAAGACGGACTAGCCTTTGTTCCTTGTTTTAAATACTCTATACCTGTTTTTATATAGTTTGCAGGTATAGCTCCATCATTGATGGTCATGTTTCTTGCAACGGGGATCGGTGAGCCTGCTTCAATTTTTCCAAACTCATGTTCTAAGAATACATGAGAACCATTATAATCATTGTTAACTTTTCTTTTTGTCGTAGGAACTAAAACAATTTTAGCTCCATAAGTAATATCGTTGGCAGTATTTGAGATATTAGCAACAAAAGCCGAGTTATTAAAAAAAGCCATGCCTTTTTTATTAGCCGATAAATTTTTCTCTGTTCCCTTTAGTTTACTTTGATTGCTAAATCCGCTTTCAAAGACGGCAAAAGCTCCAAGTTTTACATTTAAATCCGATACTACCGGCAATGGATCACTAGCTAACGCACTGCTGCTTGCAAGTAAAATGCCAAGCAATAATGATGTTTTTTTCATAAGATTTCTCTCCTGTTTTAAATTACTAAAATTTTATTATGTATAACACAAACAACAGAAGCATAAAACTCAAAAAAGCACGAGAAAATCAAGATAAAAAAGAGTTGTGTTATAATTAATTTAAGTAAAGGAAACGTAATTTTATGATGCAACATTACAACTCTCTCTCTGAGGATCAATTTTTAAATTCTTCTTTTGTGATAAATTGGAATCAAAAATTTTCTAATGCTGAGGAACGAGCTGATAGTACAAGGTCTTTATATGAGTTTTTTAAAGCAGCATGGCCTTATATGGAAGGTAATATGCCTTATGTTGATAGCTGGCATATTAAAGCTATAGCCGAGCATTTAGAAGCGGTTTACGCACGGCAAATAAAGAAGCTGATTATTAACGTTCCACCTCGCACCGGTAAAACCAATTTAATATCGGTAGCGTTTCCTGCGTGGGTCTGGCTTCATAACCCTGCTGAGCGTTTTCTGTGCGTATCCTGTACAAACGGTTTAAGTCTTGAGCATGCGCAGAAAAACAGAGCTTTACTCGAAAGCAACTGGTATCAGGATAACTGGGGGTATAGATTCCCACTTCTAAAAGACCAGAACGTTAAAAGCTTCTTTCAAAATAGCAAAACAGGATATAGGCAATCAACAAGCGTAGTATCTAAAACTGTCGGTAAAGGCGGTTCAATTATTATCATTGATGACCCTAATGACCCGGGGGACTTATCTGAAGTAAAACGCCAGAACGTAATTAACTGGTGGACGCAGAGAATGTCTACCCGCTCGAACAATCCTGCTAATGACTGCCGAATAGTTGTCCAGCAAAGAACACATGAGAACGATTTAACCGGTTATATCCGAAAGAACGATAGCGATAGCGAATGGGTAGAGTTGGTGCTACCGCTAGAGTTTGAAGAGAAACGGAAGTGTATAACAGTACCTCTCGGCAAAAAGCAAATTATGTGGGAAGACCCTCGAAGCTGCGAGGGAGAAGTACTTAATGACTTACGTTTTCCTAAAAAACAAGTAGATGAATTTAAACGATCACTCGGCTCTTATGGATATGCAGGGCAATGCCAGCAAAGACCTTCCCCTATCGGCGGAGGAATACTTAAGAAAAAATGGTTTAAGCACTGGACTAGCCCGATTAAGCCTAAATTTGATTACATATTGCAAAGCTGGGATACGGCAATCTCTGATGAGCCTACAGCTGCGTATTCTGCTTGTACTACATGGGGAGTATGGAGCGAAAAATCCGAGGATGAGTTATTTAAGATGATGCTCTTATCTACTTGGCGTGACCGCGTAGGATACCCCGAGCTGCGAGCTAGAGCGCAGCGCTTAAGCAAAGATTATAAGGATATAGGTGAGCATAAAAACCCAATTCCTGCTCAAAGAACTGTTGATTTTTGTCTAATAGAAGCTAAGGCAACGGGCGATCCGTTAATTCGAGATTTAAGGCTTGGAGGGATTCCTGCTAGAGGCTACACCCCAAAAGGCGATAAGAATGCAAGAGTCCAGAGAGCAGCGCCGTTTATTGAGTGTGGGCTTATTTATTTACCGACTGAAGAGAAAAACTCTGAAAGGCTCGAGGCTTTTGCCGAAGAGTTTTTAGAAACAGTGATAACCTTTCCGAACGGAGAGTCAAAAGACCTCGTTGACTCGATGACACAGGCAATTTTGTACCTCCGAGACTTTGATTCCTTAACCCACAGGAGCGATGTTAAGGAAGAGGAAACCATTACTAAACGCAAGAAATTATACTAATGGCAGTAGGAAGTAGAGCCTTAAAAGAGGCAAAATTAGAAAGTGTAAGAAAAAGGAGGAAGAGAGGGCGGCAATCTCTACCTGATCTCTCGGTTACCGAAAACCTTAAGCCTAACTACATTAATTTAAGTAAAGAACTACCGATTATTGAAGAGAATAGGCAGAAACGCCGAAAAAAAGAAGTGCCGTTTACTGATTTATCGGTAGCGGAAGATTTAACCCCTACCTATTACAACAACACGAAAGAAATCCCGCTAGAAGAAGATATGGGCATTTTACCGGAAGAGTTAGAATTTCCCGAAGGAATAGATGACCCTCTTTTATCTTTAGAAGATCAAATCTTATCACGTATGGATAACGAAGCGGAGGAATTAGCCCCTGCCGATGCTACCTTTAATAGTAACTTTGCAGATGATATACCGGAAAGCGTTAGAGATAAAATAGCTACTTACTTAGAAGAGGTAACAGAAAAAGATAAGAAAAACCGCACCCCCTGGCTTGATATAATTGAAAAAGCCAAAACCTTACTCGGCTTTAAAATTGAGGAAATACAAGATGGAGATAATGGGAGCGTTCGTAAATCCAATTCTTCCATCGGAAACGCTGCGCAGGTTAAGACTTACGATACTACCTTCTCTAGCAGCGTTCTTCGGCTCTGGGCAACGCTTCGCTCCGAGCTGTTGCCCTCCACTGGCCCTGTAGGATTTAGGACTGATGTAAGCGTAGATGAGGACTATGAGCTAAAAGGCGAGATGGTCAGGGATATTTTAAACGAATATTTAACTGTTGAAGATAAAGGCTTTTATCCTGATTACGATCGGTTCTTATTGTATTTAATTTTATACGGATGTGTATTCCGTAAAATCTACTACGATCCTATTACAGGTAAGCCATTGAGCCGGTTTATCATGCCTGAGGACTTTTTATTTGATAATAACTGCTCAAGTATTACTGAATCAAATCGTCTAACTCATATTAGATATCTCTCAAAAAGGGAAATCCTCTTTAATATGAATAGCGGGATATTTTCCAAACTTGATCTTGATTACCTAGATAACGTGGGCAGCAGCGAGGGCGAAGAAGCAAAGGATGAAAATGAGCAAAAACAGGTTGATCCGACCGGCTCCCGTTTTCCTTTTTATGAAACACACGAATATCTGGTTTTAAATGATTTTTTTGATGATAGCTCTTCGCTAGAGGATTACAGCATACCACTACCTTATGTTATTACCAGATGCGGTGTTACTAATCAGATCGTATCACTTACGCCAAACTGGGATGAAAACGATCCAACCAAAACAAGGATTAACTGCTTTATTCATTATAATTTATTCCCCGGGTTTGATGTTTTTGGACTAGGTCTTGCTCAAATTCTCGGCTCTAATTCAAAGAGCTTGACTTCCATGCAGCAAATGGCAATTGATGCAGCTATTTTCCAGAATTTCCCGGGAGGGATGAAGTCCAAGGGAATAAAGACTACCAATAATGATTTAACGATATTACCCGGGCAATTCGTAACTGTTGAAACTGGTAATTTGTCCTTGCGTGATTCAATCATGCCGCTTCCTTATAATGGGCCATCACCTGCTTTACTTGAATATATTAACCGGATAACTGCTCAGACACAGGAGTTAGCTTCTACAACGGAAGCAGGGTTAGCAGAGAATAATCAGAATACGCCTGTCGGTACTACGATTGCCTTGCTTGAAGTATCCAATCGGATGCAATCGGCAATAATGAGAACAGTCCATAGTAGTTTTAGTGAAGAGCTACAACTCTTTTATAAAATGTTCAATTTGCCGTCTCTACCTCTGGATAAAGAGAGTTTGAAAGTTATCCCCGTATCTGATCCGTCTGTTGAATCTTCTACGCAGCGAATAATCAAGGCAGAAAGTATTTTAAAGTTAGCTAGCAGCAATCCCGAGCTACATAACATGAGAGAGGTGTATTTAAAAGTATATCAGGCACTCGGTATCAACGATATTGATAAGATACTACTTCCTCAAATCCCGCCGGAGCAGCAGCAGGAGCAACCTATAGACCCTGCTCTGCAGGTACAGATTGCCGATATTGAGCAGCGAAGACTTGAAGTAGAGTCAAAAGAACGGCTAGCTCATTTAAATATTGAAGCTGACGGCTATAAGACCCAAATGAACATTGAATTTGATAAGGCGAAGCTTGAGCAAGAGAAGTATTTAGCCGAGTTAAAAGTATCCGAACAACAACAGCTTGCCGAGCAGAAATATCAAATTGAACTTTTAAAGATCGAGTTAAACGAGAAAGAAAAAGTAATAGATACGTTAACTAAGGAGCAGGAAATAAACAGTAAGACCGAGCTTGAATTACTAAAGCTTGAGTACAAGGCGAAAGAAGCTGAGTTAAAGGCACAAGTAGAAGCACTACGGTCGCAAATTCCACCCGAACCAACACAAGAGGAGATCATTTATGGATAGACAAAAAAGAGAGCTTGCAATGCGTCAAATGCAAGAAAGAGCCAGAGAAAAAGACATAGCTTGCAATAAGTATGCTGCCGGGGGAGCGGCTAAAGTCAGACAAGGAGTAGCTACCAAGAGCGGCGCAGCAGTAAAGCCTAGAAATATGGGAAGGAGCGGTAAATGATTGGAATTAACCGAAATAATATCTATAGCCGAGGTTCTTTTACTTCCGGCGTTATAGGAAATATTGAAGCTGAGATTGATAGATACAGGAGCATTTTAAGTAATCCGGCCAGCATCTCTACGCTAGAGGATTACAAGTATCATGTCGGGGTAATTGCCGGTCTTGATATAGCACTTGAACTGTTTAACAGACACATAATAGAGGTAAATAACAATGACTAAATGTGACACAACCAATTACAAACCCGAAGATTTTAAGTCCTTAGGTATCGATCTTACAGTTTTTAATAAAGGAGCAATGATTGAAAAATTTAAGGAAATATCGGTTACAGGGATCAATGTATTAATTCTTATTTACAAACCGCCTGTGGAAGAAATAACGAGAGGAGGAGTGTATATACCGCAAACCGCCGTAAAAGACGACCTCGAATACAACTCAATGGTCGGCATGGTATTAAAGCTTGGCCCGGATAGTTATAAGGGTGATCAGTTTCCAAGCGGCCCTTATGTAAAAGAGGGAGACTGGGTCATATTTCCCCGTGGTTCATCTCTGCAGTCAAAATATGAAGGTGAGCCGATAATTATGGTAGAAGATTTTAAAATCAAACTGCTAGTCGATAATCCATCAAAAGTATCAAGGTAAGAATATGTTTAAAATAGATATTGAAAATACAAGCGACTTAAACGCTGCTATTCCACCTTTAAAAGAAATAGCCGAAAATAAGGACGAGAAGGGCGAGGATAAAGAAGAGCAAACTGCTAATGCAGAACCGGAGCAAGGGTCACAGGGCTTAGAGGGTGAGGATAATAAAACCGATATTCCTGCAGATGTTTCCGAAAAAGAAGAAAAGCCTACTAAAACCTCTACTCCTGACAAAGACAAGGAAAAATACTGGTCTAAATTAAAAAAAGAACGGGAAGAAAAGGCGGCAATGGCCGAGCAGCTAGAGCAGTTGCAGCAAGAAAAACTACAAATGCAACAGTTGCTCCGTCAAGCTATAAATACCGGTTCTACCCATTATAAGAACAATGTTGCCAGCGAACTTGAAATGGCACAGGCAAGGTTGCAGCTAGCACTAGAGAGCGGAGATGCTGCTGGAGTTAGCAGAGCTACAGCGGAGATTTCAAAGGCAACGCATGCTTTGAATGAGGCATCTAGAATAGCAAGTTTTCCTAAAGAAGAATATTCCGAAGAACAGTTAAGTCAACTTAGAGCTAGGGAATATGAAGATAGATTATACAGCTGGCTTGAAAGTAACCCGGAAGTAGATAGAAATACACCCGAGTATGATGAAAAGCTGGCAGGTCAGGTACTATCATTTATTACAAAACTGGATCGTAAATATCAGACTACCAATAAGGCACATCTAATAGGTTCTGGTAGTTATTACAGCATGATAGATGAGTATATCGATAATTTAAAGGCACAGGATATGACTACAACTCCTGCCAAACATTTTGGGGCAGTCCGTAGTCGGACTCATATGGAGGGAGTACCTGATCCAAAAACAAGGGAATTAAGCGAGAGAGAGAAAAAGGCAGCACTTGCTTTTGGTATGTCTTACGAGAGATATAGGGAGCTTCTAGATAAACATAATAAAGAAATGAGGTCAAAAAATGGCAATTAAATATAAACAAGACAAAAATAATGAGTTTAAGTCTGTAGATAGAGATATCAGGGAGCATGATTTGGAACAGGATAATTTTGATTTGATGTTCACTGATTCAACCTGTCCTTTCAAGGCTTTAATCGAGGAAATAATGCAACCGGGGGAAGAATATTACTTTGCCTTTAATAGCCCTGAACGTATTAACAGGTTACTCGCAAAGAAGTGGTATATCGTATCTCCTGATAGGCTTAAAAACAAACGTACTTATAGAGGAGACTTAAGATCGGAAAATGATTGTATTACTACCGGTGATACTATTGTTTTAGCACGTGATGAACGTTACGGGATTAAAGAGCAGGAATATTACGAAAACAAGGCTATAAGAGTAATGCGTGATACTTTGCAGAAAGTACAAACGGACATCTATAATCCGGTCATGCCGTTTTCAGACAGGGCAATGTAGGATATTATGTCTTATTCTAAAATCATACTAAATAGCGATATTAAACTATCCTGGCCTTATCCACGCACTGAAGGGGAGATTGCTAGTGACATTAATAATGTGATTTCTGAAAATGATGCGTATACAATTACTCTACCACCTGCCAATACTGTAGAAACCGGTACTAGCTTGTTGTTTAATAATGTCGGGCAAAAAGACTTTACCCTCTTATATAACGATGGAACACCGCTAACTAACGTAATTATTCCTGGGGAAGTAATACAGATATATCTGACTGAGAATCTAACTAGCACGGGACTATGGCAGGTAATACCTTTTGGGGGCGGTAGCAGTGGTATAGTAAGCTTTTCTACAGAAAGCCAGAATAATAGCTTGCAGATTACAAATTCAACTGTTACTCCTCCGACCGGTAACATCATTTTTAAAATTGCCGATTCGTTAAATAATTTAAACAATCTAACTACTCAGGTACAGAATGGTTTTTTAGTAATAACCGGTAATACTCCATTAAGTTTTGTAACTCGAAAGATAGGAGGTGGCTCTAATATAAATGTGCAAAGCGGTGATGGGGAAACAAATGATGTAATTATCAATTTAGCCGATTCTCTAGTAGGATTATCCAGTATTAATGTAGGTAATCTCTTAATCTCGGTAAATACCATTACTACCGCAAGCGGCGATCAGGATATTAACCTGGCTACTGTAGATGATGGAGTAATCAATTTAAACAGTACTCAAATTGACAATGTCGGTAACATGAGCGTACCGGGGAAGATTATAAATCCTGCTACTGCTAAAGCTTATTGTTTTTTCTATGATAATAATGCTGCAAGTAATAATATCCAGATAGAGAGCAGCTTTAATATAGCATCGGTTAGCGGAGCGCAAGGGTCGTATGTGATAACGTTTGCTACTCCTTTTCCTGATGGTAATTATGCTGTATTAACGGCGCTTAGCAGAGGAACGGAAGTAATAGCACCGTTTCAGGTGTTCTTTAGGTCTAGGTCAGCTACTGAGGTCATCATTTTTGCGACCGATACGCTGGGCAATTTACTTCCTGTACTCGACGGCGTATCTGTTGTGGTATTTAGTAATTAAAGGAGTTATTTTAATTTTGATAGGAATAATGGGTTATGGAAGATAAAGAATTAAAAATATATGATTATACAGTTATAGGAATGTTTTTAAATCCTGAGGGTTTTTTTTCCGTTAAAGTAAGCCTAGACAAAAAAGATGAACATAAAATCATTTTAAAATTTGCAAACAAACTTATAGAAGATTTATTTAAAAATTTACTTTCCGAAGAAGAAATAGAAAACAAACTAAATAGTCTGTTAATGGAAAATAATAAATTTCTTTTTATTAGATTAGTTCGATTGGCACTAGGTAGTGAAAGAATCAAAACGCAATTACGAGCAAGTCAGACAGGTATATTTATACTGACCTCTGAAAAATGGCAAAAAATATTAAAAAAATTAAAAGAGGAAAAATTAGAAGCAATATTAGCCGAAGGTTTAGAGGATGTCGTAAACTAACTCTAAATAGTAGTGCGATTTGTAAAATGGATAATTCTTTGATATTATTTAAGTAAATAGGAGTTGCGATAGAATTCGGAAAATATCCTACGTTAAGGAATTTATTCTAATAGAATAAAAAAGTCATAAGGCTAGACTATAAAAGGTTCCCGTCATTGCTAGACGTTAAAAGGCGTAGTTTGTAGCTAAATCTTTTCTAAAAAGCTACCTCTGTCATCGCAAGACACAAAAAGGCTAGTTTTGAAACTTACCTGTAATAAAGTTTATCGTCATAACTAGACGTTAAAAGGTCTTTAAAAGCTTGAATTAGCTTATCTTTTTTTAAATTTAAAATATTTACGTTTTTTAATAATTAACAATATATGAGGAAATTATGTCTAACGGCATTAATAGACCTTATGGTTTGGAAGTGGTTCAGTCTCAAATAGGAAACGGCGGAACACAAAAACTAGGTCAATACTTTATTTACGCATCCGCTGACGGCTTAACTACACAGCCAAACAGTATTTTTCAGGGTGATCCCATTAAATTTGTAAGTGCTCCAGGCCTTGCTGTCATGGCAGGAACAATAGCACCACAAAAGTTATCAGCTTCAACAAACGGAACACAGGTACAAGCTGTTGCAACGGCAGATGCTGACGCTTTCCTTGGGGTGTTCATAAGTTGTGCTTATACTGATGCTAATACCGGCATACTTGTTGAATCTGATTACTGGCCCGGTGGTAGAGCGGTGAAAGCCGGCACACCTATTATTGCATATGTTAATGATGATCCAATGGCAGTATTTAGAGTGCAGGTATCAAGTTCTGTTGCAGCTGCTACAGGAATTACTTTTTTAGCAACCGGGCTTGGTCTTAATGCCAATTTATCAGTGGCAGGGATAACCTTCACGGATGCTACTGCTATCGCAGGTGGTCAAAATCCCCGCACCGGTAGTAATATATACGGCTCTGTTTACTATCTCGATGGTTCAACTTACTCAGCTACTACCGCTACCTTAGACGTAAAAATTATTGGGATTGATCCAGTCATTACCGGAAATAGCAATCCTGCAGGATTAGTCCCTGGGGTAAATATGCCGTTTACTAACCTACTAGTTAAGTTTAACAAGCATATGTATGGATCAAGCGGCGTAGCAGGTCCAACAGCCGGAGCATAGAAGTAGAAGGAAAAAATGCCTGTTGTAAAACAGGGTCAGTAAAGAAAACTAACACTAAAAATAAAGGTAATTAATTATGTCTATTATAACAACCGGTGATATTCCAAGTCTGCTTTGGCCGGGTCTTTATGAGGTAAAATCTCAGTATGATCGGTTTAAGGGGGAATATACCAAAATCTATGAACAGGCTAATTCTGTCAAACATACCGAAAGGATGGTTGATATTAGAGGAACAGGTTACGCTCTTGAGAAAACTCAAGGTGCTCCTATTAAAATGGATAGCATGGCTGAGCGGTTTATTTATGAATTTGTTCACC